TGAGGCGCAAGCGTTATCTGTGCGTAAACAGGTCGCTATGACGCAGGCGAATGAAAGCGATGCGGCGCAGGCAATTTCCAAAACGAAAATCAAGTCTGTATTGCAAGTTTCCGAAAGCGATGAGGCGCAAAGTATTCAGAGACTAATAGGAACGCTTATTCAGCAGGTTGAAGAAACAGANCTGGCGCAAGCCTTGTTCCCAATGAAGCGTGTTTCAATCACACAAGCGGTTGAAATCGAAGGTTCGCAAGCGTTCGGGATTGTGAAGGTCAGAGCCATTGGGCAGGCTGTTGAAACAGATGAAGCGCAAAGTATTTCAGAGTTTATGGGAACATTTATCCAGCAGGTTGAAGAAACAGACCTGGCGCAAGCCTTGTTCCCAATGAAGCGTGTTTCAATCACACAAGCGGTTGAGGTTGACAGCTCTCTAATATTTACGTACATCAGCAATATCGCCGGTGAACCTGTCCTGGCAAGCGCAAGGCATAAGATATTGGCTGGTTCCAGAGACACAATACGAGCCAGTCAACGAAGGACATTACATGGCTGACAAAATCATTTCAACCAAACAACAATCACTAGCCGAGATCCGTCAATGGGATTTCGATTTCACAGCCGATCTGGTAACGGGAGTGACCGTGGAGAGCGCGGAAGCCGTGCATATTCCACCGCGTGGCGGGACAGCCAGTACACCTGAGGTTGGAACGATTTCAAATAATATAGTCCCGGTGCAATTAGGTCCTTTGAGCGAAAAGGGCTGGCATACCCTGAAAGTGCTGGCTACACTTTCAGACGACGAGGTGAGCGAGCTTCGTGTCAGAATCCCGGTTAATTTTTAGATGGAGATATCGAATGAGCATTTATCTTTCTGAGCTGGTTGAAAGGTTGGCGGATGATGTGCCCCCGGAAGATTCGGTTCCATCGAACATACAATATGAGAAGGCCGTGCAGGATGCGATCCGTGATTTCTCGGAGCGCTGCGGGTTGGTGCAGATCGCGACGTTGAATATCGTTCCGGGCACCGCGACGTATGACCTGCCGGCAGATTTCCTGAAGATGATCGCGCTGGAGAGTTTCGCTTCAGCCGATGGAGTGCTCATTTCTGCACAGGGTCTCATCCCGATCAGCGCGAATTGGGAGGAACAGCACACGATCCGCAACGGGCAGATCACGTTCCATCCCACTCCCACCTTCACGATGGCCAGGGAGATGCGGTACAAGGCGGCATGGATCGGCACGGACATCGAAACTGAAAGCTCGGGCGATGAAGCCGATACCGACTATGAGACGATGGGCGAGCGTGAAGCCAGGATCGTGCTCTTGAAGGCTCAGGCAAATGCACTGGGAAAACAATCCAATGCATTGAGCGGGCAAACGCTGAAATATTCGCTCGGCGCCGTGAGCGTGGACAAGGGTTCGACGATCGATGAGAAGCGCAGGAAGGCAGATTCGTTCAATGATGAATATCTCGCGGCGTGTGAGAAGTATAACGGGCAGATTGGTTTTCAAGGATGAAGTGGTTTCGATACGTGGCGCCTGCGTCGCCACTACTCAACCACCGTTAGGAATTTTATGATGAACTGGTCACAGATCGCTGATGACATGCGTGCGATACGAGCGGAGAATGAAGTCAGTCTTGCCATTCGGCGCGGGGCTTCGGCGCTCACAGCCCAGCTCATGCGGATTGAGTATGCCGGCTCACGCGGCTTCCGGTTGCAGTCCGATGCGGCGAGGACTGCACAGCAGGCGGTGTTCATTCTGGGCGAGCCTGATATGGATATCGCAGTCGGTGACCGGTTGACGTATACGGATATTTTGCTGCAGGTTGTGTTCATTCAGCCGAACCGGTTGGCATGCACGATCGCGGAAGCGATTGCAGTCGAATGATGAAGGCTGAATGATGAAGGCTGAAGGATGAAATATGAAGGATGAAGGATGAAAACTGGTTTTGAATGGGTTGTTTCCCCGAGGGTGATCGCCGATGGCCTGGAGCAGTATGGCAAGAAGGCTTTGATTGCCATTCAGGCTGTAGCGAATTACTGGGGCCAGCTCGTCCAGAACGAGGCCCGGGAGAACGCGGTCTGGGAAGATCGGACTGGCAACGCACGCGGCGGTCTATTCTTTGCGGTGGATGGTTTCGGACTCGAGTCGATCACCGGCGAAGTGACCCCTGATGCGAAGAGCGAGATGAGCGACGTGGCCGTGGAAAGCGGAGATAAAGACACGTTGATCATCACGCTGGGGCACACGGTTTTTTATGGCAAATTTTTGGAAATATCGAACGGCGGTGGCTATGCAATCATTATGAGCACGATGGAACAAAATTTTCCGAAGCTGGAACGCATGATACAGGACATCTTCCGAGGATGATATGCCTTCATTAAGAACAAGGATCAACGCATTTTTCAATCCGCCATCAGCGAATGGTGAGACGACCGCTGCGCCGGCCGTACAACAGTCCATTGTGGCCGAGTATCAGAAGTTGAAGTCAGACCGGGACCGGATGGCGATCATCAAGACCTGCAGGCAGATGTACGCAACAGATCCACGTGTGAAGAAAGCGCTGAGAATGTACTCGACGGACCTGGTGAAGGCTGGCTTCCTTGTCAAAACGAAGGATGAACTGGCAAAGCAGATCGCAACGGAGCTGCAGACACGGCTCGGGTTGAATAAGAAATTGCAGGACGTGGTGCGTCTCACCGGCCGTGATGGTGATTCGTTCTATGAAAATGTCGTGGATGGAGAGTTGAACATCGTCGAAGTGAGCCGCAAGCCCACCCTGAGAATGAGACGCAACAGCAATAACGCAGACAAGCTGGACGATCCGCAGCGAGCTTTTTATATGGTGGATGAAATGTACGCGGGCTTTGGCATCCCGAAGGATGCGGTCTTTTTTCCAGAATGGCAGATCATCCATGCACGCTGGGAGCACGACGATGAAAGCCGTTATGGGGTCCCGATGTGGGCATCGGCAACGGGATCATTCAAACGCGTGAGCGAGGGTGAAACGGATATGGCTGTGCGGCGCAAAGTTCGTGCGGGTATGAGGCTGCTGCATATCGTCGAGGGGGACGCGGCAGACGTGCAAACCTATAAGGAGCTGAACCAGAAGGCTTTGGATACACCGACCGCAGCACATCTGGATTTGTTCTCGAACAAGCCAGGCTCGATCACGGCGATCCAGGGTGATGCGCACCTGAATGAGATCAACGACATCCTGCACCAAGTGGCGACGATGTTCGCGGCGTCTGATGTGCCCATGGAGCTGGTGGCATACGGCGAGGGACTCAACAGGGACATCCTGGGCGAGAAAAAAGACGAGTACGATGAATCACTCGACGATGGCAGGGAATGGGTCACAGAAGAGTTCCTGAAGCCACTTCTGGAACGCCAGTGGCTGTTGAAGGGAATTCTCCCCGCCAACGTGAAATATGAGATCGTGTGGCGGCTGGCGAAGAAGCTGACGCCGGCAGACCTCCGTGACCTGGGCGATGCGCTGGCCAGGCTGCGGGTGCTGGGTGTGAAGGAGGAGATCATCCAATCCATTGCGGCGCTGTATCTTCGGAATGTGGATGTGGATATTCTCAACTCGGATGGAATCAGCGCGGAGCAGTTCGCGAAGTCACTTCAAGGAATTTCAATTTAGTGATTTTCCACGAAGAACACGAAGGAACACGAAGGAAAAAGAATGACGGTTTTATTGCAACACATTGATCTGACCGAAAAGGCGAAGGCTGACAAGTTAATTGATCAGTTGGATAAGATCGCGCTTGGACGGATGTATCAGGCGTCGTATAAGGCGCTGATACGTTTGCAATTATTTTTCACAGGCAGAACGCATGAGCTAATTTTGGACTTCAGCGAGAAGGCTCAAGCGTTGATCTTGAAGAAGGCTGGCAAAGACCAGGTGCTGGATGGCACGAGCGGCTACAACGTGCAGACTGAAATGCTGAAGATGTGGGGTGATACGTTTACGCAATGGCAGGAGGAGCTGCAGGCGGTGAGGCGGGAGGCGGCGAGTATTCCGTTTGGGGTGCTGGCAGTGATGCACGAAAGATTGGTGATACCCGCGTTGAATGAAAGCCATCCGCAGATTTCGCAGATGTCGCAGATTGAAGAAGCACGATCCGTTGGAGGTGTGTTCGAACGGCAGTTGCAGATGCTACTGGATATCGCAGCGGAGCATTTGTATGGGGATGGGTTGAATCTCTCCGCACGGATCTGGAAGTGGGATCGTGAGAGTCGTGACGGGATCAACCAGGTGCTGATGGATGGGATCGCAAATCAGAAAAGCGCCTGGGATATTGCAAATAACCTGGAGCAATATCTCGGTGCGAATGAAGATTGTCCGCGCTGGACTTCGACTCGGTTGTATGGCCGCACGAAGACACAGATCGCTGCAGGTGATGCGACCGGATTGGTTTCGAGACCCTGTGATGGGCGCGGCGTTTCATACAACGCTTTGCGCCTGGCACGCACGGAGATCCAGAAGGCGCATGCGCTGGCCACGGACCGGATCATGGCTGCACAACCCTGGGTGGAAAAGGAGAAAATCCATTTAAGCGCAGCGCACCCGGAAACGGACATCTGCGATGACGTAGTTGGAGGAGGGGAAAAAGGGGAAGGGGTGTATGACGTTGGCACGATCGAATTACCGCTTCATCCGAATTGCCTATGCTACAAGACCGCGGTGCTGATGGATGAGAAGGATTTCACATCGCAGATGAATGGCTGGCTGAACGGGACCAGCACGTGGCCGGAGATGGACGAATATGAAGCAGCTATCGGCGGTCAGCTTTCGGCTAGTATTTTGCCGAATGCGGTGAACCTGGCGGTGTGGTTGTTTGGGGAAGATCTGGAGAAGTTCCTTCAATAAGGATGAAGGATGAAGGATGAAGGATGAGTTTATCTGATGATGTGAAAACTCTATTGGAAGATGACGATGCTCTGATGGCGCTGCTGACCGGTGGGGTCCACAACGACGTGGAGGAGATCAGCAGGCAGAACACGCCAACGGCGTTTGATGCCAACCAGGAGCTGATGCCGTGCGTGTTGATCAAGTTCGGAACGGAAACGAGACTGAGGAGCGGTATCCCGAATTCAGTTCAGACGCCGCTCACGATCTATTTCTATCAACGCGATAATTATGACGTGATCGAGCCGGCCATTGATTCAGTGTTCGATCTTTTGAACGAGCAGAAAGTCGGAACGAATGTCTGGAATGTTGAGTTCGATATTGCAGTGAGTCAACAGCGTGACGTGGCATTGGATTGTCCGCTCGGCATGCTGAGATTTGTAGCCAAAAG